GAACGTAACAGGAAATCAACTTTATGGGCAAAGTCCTTTGATGGCTGCTGCTAAAAACTTAACACGTTCAAACGAAGCTAAAACTGCTTCAGTTGCATCGTTTCAAAATGGTGGACCTGCTGGAGTTTTATTTATGAACGATGACCGCTTTGACCCTACAAGTGGACAAGCACAAGCACAAGCACTTAAAAAGGCAGTAAGCGAAAAGAGTGGCAGTCTTAACTACAATTCAATTGCAGTATCAGGTTATAAAGTAGACTGGAAACAAATAGGACTTTCACCTGTGGAACTTAATATCATTGAATCGGAAAAATGGGATTTAAAAGCACTTTGTAACATTTACGGAGTACCTAGTCAATTATTAAACGATAGCGATTCAAAGACATATAACAATCAAAGGGAAGGGGAAAAAGCATTAACGCTTCGTTGTGCTATTCCATTGCTTAATTCTTTGACTGATAACCTTAATAGAAAATTACATAGCGACTGGGGTTATAAAGGAACAAATCTTTATGTTGATTATGACATTTCAGTATTTGGCGAATTAGAAGCAAACAAAGTAGAACAAACTGAATGGCTTGATAAAGCGTGGTGGATTAGCCCTAAACAAAAGTTGGAAATAATGAATATCAATGTTCCTGATTATATCCCTACTGAAGAGTTAGAGAAACTTTATATCCCAACAGGATTGCAAACTATTGACCAATTTCAACCTTTGAATATTCCTGACCAAAACCCTTAAAATGATTTGGCAAGATTATAGAAAATTATATGCCAACGCATTAAAACAATATTCACCCAAGTTCAAGAAAGAACTGCAAAATCAAGTGAATACCTATTGCCGTACACTAGACTACAACGCAATTAGCGATAAAGCCATTAAAAAGACCATACAAAAGCTTCATTTAGCTATGGGTGTAAAGATGGCTCAAATCAGTAGTAAGGTCGTTAAAAGGTCAATTAAAGGGCATTACGAGGCATTGGAGGTTAAATCAGCGGAGACGGATTTGTTTAGTTATACAATCCTTCAGTATTTGCAAACGCAAGGACTTGACCAATTGGCATCCGATATTACTCAAACTACCAAAGACCAAATTAGAAGATATTTAATTCAATCAGCCGAACAAAACCTAACACTACCTGAATCAATTGCATTATTAAGAAACGCAGGAATAACGGATTATAGAGCGGAGTTAATAGCAAGAACGGAAACAGGAAGGGCTGCCAATATTGGTTCAATGGTTGGTGCAACAAGTACAGGATTAGTAACAATTAAAGAATGGATTGCAGCAAAAGACAATAGGACAAGAAGGATTCCACGAGACCAATTTGACCACCTAAATATGGATGGTAAAAAATTACCAATAGATGAAACATTCAAACTGCAAAACAAAAAGGGTGGATTTGATTTAATGCTACATCCTTGCGATTCAAGTGGAAGTGCTGGGGATGTTTGCAATTGCCGTTGTACTTTAGGATATGAGGCACAAAGAGATAAAAATGGTAAACTATTAAAGCTAGAAAATAACCCACCAAAAGGGAATGTAGGGATGATTTGGGGCATATTAACTAATGCAGTAGGAATGCAAATTGGTAGATTGATTGCAGACTTGTTTGAATAATAAAAAAAAATATAACTTTGTAAATATGAAAACTTACGCATCAAAAGATTTAATTGTTGAAAAACAAGACATCGGCTACGAAGTAATGGATGTAGATACCGAACAACGCAGAGTAAAGGCCGTATGGGCAAGAACAGGTAATGTTGATTTGGATAACGATATTATCGTTCCTGAAGCATTTACCAAAACCTTAAAAGAAAGAGGTCCAGTAGGTAAAAACTTGATATGGTCATTAGTTGACCATTGTGCTGAAATGGAAGCCGTAATAGGTAAGCCTGAACAATTATACGTTGAAGGGGATATGTTAATAGCAATCACTCCAATAGTAATGACCGAAACAGGTGAAGATGTAATGAAGATGTACGATGCAGGTTTAATTAATCAGCATTCAATTGGATTTACTACAATTAATTCAAGCGTTGCAAAGGATGGAGTAAGAACAATTACTGAACTTAAACTTTATGAAGGTAGTGCGGTATTATGGGCAGCAAACCCTGAAACTCCAACTATTTCAGTAAAGAGTGAAGTAAAAAGAGAACAATTAGCAAATAGGCTAGAGAAACTCTTGAAAGCGTTTAAAGGCGGTAAATTTACCGATGAAACCTTTGCGTTGATGGAGATTGAAATAAAAAGGATTCAAGCGGATTTATTGGAGATTGAAATCGTTAAAGAAATCACTGCGGTCGCAGAAGCACCCCAGCCGATAATTGAGGAAGTCAAAAACAATGATGCGGAAATCTTGAAGGCAATTAAAGAATTTAATAAAATACTAAAAAAGTAAAAATGGAAAACGTAATTAACGAAATGGCTGATAACCTTAAAGGTTTTCAAGCTAGTATTGAAGCGAAGTTGGAAGCAACAAACGCAGAAATCCGTGTAGTAAAAGATGAAGCACAAAAACAATTTGATGCTCAAGCTGCTGCACAAAAGAAAAACGCATCTAAACAAGTAAAGTTTTTAGATGAGGCTATCATTGAGAAATTAGATGGCAAATTGGATGAAATGGAAAAATCTATGAAATCAAATGGTAAATTCCGTTTAGATTTACGTGATGTAAAGTCTATGACTTTAGGTACTGCTTTAACAGGAGATGCTCAAGCATCATATGCTCCTAACGCTTCAGTTTTACCAAGTCAAGCAATCAATTTCCGTGATTTAGTTCCAACAGTTCGTAGCGAAAGTGGTTTGTATGTATTCTACAAAGAGACTGCAACAACTAACAATATTGCTGCTCAAACTGAAGGTTCAAACAAAGGTGAGAACAACTACGCATTAAGCGAAGTTAAAGTGGTTAACGATTACATCGCTGGTTTCTCTACATTCTCAAAACAAATGGCTAGAAGTTTGCCTTTCTTAAGCACAACTTTACCAAGAATGTTGACTAGAGATTTCTTCAAAGCAGAAAACGCTGCTTTCTTTGCAACTGTATCTGCTGCTGCAACAGGTTCTACTACAACTGCTGAAACTGTTGATTTAAAGCAATTAGTTGATTACATCGGCAACCAAAAGAGTGCAAACTTTGTATCTTCAGTTGCTTTAGTAAGCCCTAGTCAATTAGGTCGCTTATTGAAAGAAACAATTACTGCTGGTTACTACGCAGGTAATGGTTCAGTTATCGTTTCACCTAATGGTGGTATGACAATATGGGGAACTCCTATTATTGCTGCATCTTGGGTTACTGATGACAAGGTTTTAATTATGGATAGTAACTTCTGCGAGCGTATTGAAGTTGAAGGATTAGCTATTGAATTCTCTTATGAGAACGCATCTAATTTCCAACAAAATATGGTTACTGCGAGAATTGAGTGTTATGAAGATATTAACTTGATGCAACCAACTTCAGCAATCTATGCTGATTTGGGTAACGTTTAATTTAATCTAACATAGATAATAAAGACCCCATCTTAATCGGTGGGGTTTTTTATTATATTTATTGTAAATTTGTAAAAAAGAGATATGGCATATTCTAATTTTATAATAGATTTTACTTTAACTGACACCGCACCTGTAACCGAACCTGTAACATTAGCAGAGGCTAAATTGTATTGCAGGGTTACAACTTCAGTAGATGACAACCAAATTTCATTGATGATTAAACAAGCTAGGGAAGCGGTTGAAGTGGGTACAGGATTAAGTCTTATTCCTAAAACTGCCGTTGTATGGTTTACTAATTGGAATAGTGCCTTTGAATTACCTTATGGTCCTGTTAACTCAATAACAAGTTTAATTAATGAGCAAGGTGATACAATAGCCGTTGGAGATTATACTTTAATCGGTGGTAAGTTTCCTAAACTAATTAGACCAGCATATCAAAATTTAAAGTTTACTTACACTTGTGGATATACAACCATTCCAAACGATTTAAAGATTGCTATATTAGACCAAGTTAGCTACGATTACGAAAATAGAGGATTAGATTCAAATACAGGTATTTGTGAAAAAACTTGGAGAGCGTGTCAGCGTTGGACAAGATTAAGCCCAATATTATGAGATTAGGAAGCAAGAAAGCAAACTATGTAGATGCGAATACAATGTACTCGGAAATAGGCTTATATGTGCCTACAATTACCGCTGATGGGCAAGGTGGGTATATTACTACCTATGCCTTACAAGAGGTCGTATTTGGGGATTTTAGACCTGAAAACGAGAATAGAGCATTGTTAGAATTGCAATTGAGTTTTACTCGTTCTGCTAAAGTATATATTAGGTACGATGTAACGATTAACAATATGTACAAAATAGAGGCAGAAGGGGAAATGTACACAATACATTCAATTAAGGATGTAGAAAATCAGTTTAGATTTTACGAAATATTAATGTACGCATAATGGATAAGATTGAATTTAAAATGCAAGGTTTTGATGATGTGTATAAAAAACTAGCACAATTAAGCAATAAATCTAGAGGTGAAGTAAAAGATGAATTTGCTGCATCTGCTAATAATATTAGAAATAATGCAATAAAATTAGCACCTGTAAATTTAGGAGAATTAAGAAATAGCATACAAGTAACTTCTAGAGGGGACAATAATGATTATGTTTTTATAGTTAGAGCTGGAGCAAAATATGCTCCTTATGTTGAATTTGGCACAGGAGGTAAGGTAAGCGTTCCAAGTAATTATCAACAATATGCACAAAAATTTAAAGGTAAAACAGGCAGCACGTTTAAGGCAATGATTGAAGCTTTAGCATTGTGGGTTAAAAGGAAGGGTATTGGTAATGGAAAAAATGACAAAGGTTTGGCTTATGCAATAGCATTAAATATTTTAAGGAAAGGATTGAGACCGCAACCATTTTTAATACCAGCTTACGAACAAGAAATACCAAAACTTATAAAAAATATAAAAAACATAGTAAATGCTTAACCCTAACATTGAAATAAAGAAGTGGTTTTATACCAATTTGACAAGTTCAAGTGGGTTGCCTGTTTATGATGGAATAGCCCTTGAATCAGCACC